TCTGCCGGTGCCGATCCAATATCAGCTACTTGAGCCAGAATTTTGCCCCGTGAGCTACACCGACTTGAGCGCGCGGATCTACGGCGGCGTTCAATTCAACGGCATCGGCAAGCGCACGACATACTGGATGTATCGCAACCACCCCGGCGACGGCGCCTTGTTCGGCGGTGTGTCCGCTTACGATCTCGTGCCGGTGCCAGCTGCCTCCATCTTGCACCACTACGACCCGCTGCGCCCCGGCCAGATCCGCGGCATGCCCGCGGTCGTCCAGGCGATGATAAAGGCGAAGGATTTTGACGAGTACGACGACGCCGAGCTGTTCAGAAAAAAGACTCGGGCCGGCCACACCGGAACCATAACCCGTCCGAACTGGGCAGAAGAGGATTTCCAGTTCGATCCGATGACCGGTCTACCGATTCAGAGGGACTCGGCCGGTGTACCGATCACAGATATTCAGCCTGGCAGTTTCATATCACTATTGCCGGGCGAAGACGTGCGGCTGTTCGAGGGTGACAATACCGGCGGCGGGTATAAGGACTTCGTCCGCCAGCAGCTGCTCGGCATCGGCGCCGGCCAAGACGTTCCTTACGAATTTATCTCATGGGATTTTAGCGAGTTGAATGACCGCACGCTGCGCGTCGTCCTGGCCGAATATCACCGCAGCATCGAGCAGGACCGATGGTTGTTGACCATTCCCCAGGTGTGCGTTCCCATCTGGCAGGACTTTATAGACTTCGCCGTGATGAGCGGCGCGGTCGCCGCGCCCGCCGACTTCGCCGCGCGGCGCGAAGAATATTCAGCCGTCGAGTGCCATCCCGAGGGCTGGCCCTATCTGCACGAGCTCCAGGACGCCAACGCAGACGTGGTCCGGCTCAAGGCCGGTCTTACCAGCCGCAAGCGCGTGCTTAGTTCCAACGGCGAGGATGTAACCGAGATCGACAGGGAGCGCGCCGAGGACGCCGCCCGGTCGAAGCAGTTCGGTCTAAGCGACGAGTTCGCCGCACCGGCGCCCGCCGCAGAACAAAACGACTCCAGCGAAGACGATCAGAGGGAATCGCAATATGCTTCATAAGCGCTCGTACCGTGTAGACGAAGCCGCCCGCGAGATCAATGTTTCACGTAGAACAGTTTACAGAATGATCGACCGCGGCGATCTGCACGCGGTCAAAATCGGCCGGCTGACGCGCATTCATTACCAGCAAATCGAGCTGGTTCTCAACAATCAGTGTCCCACTGTGCCAGGTCGTGACAGCGACCAAGATTGATTGTTGCGCCTTCGGGCCGCTAACTTTAATCTCGTATTTGAATAGATTTCCCACTGGCCGTCGACGGGCGGGTTATGGGAACGGCCCATGAAAGCCGGAAGAAAAGGCCGATCTGTGCACGGCGGATCGGCCTTTTTCTTTTTTCAGGAGGTCACTTTGAAAACTTGGTACTCGATCAAGGCGCAGAACGACAACGAAGCTATCATCGACATTTTCGACTACATCGGATACTGGGGCGTCAACGCCCGCGATTTCATCGCCGATCTGAAAACGCTCGGCGACAACATCACCCGTATCAAGGTGCGAATAAACAGTGACGGCGGCGAGGTCTTCGACGGCATCGCCATCTACAACGCGCTCAAGCGCCACCAGGCCAAGGTGACCGTCGAAGTCTACGGCATCGCCGCGTCGATTGCCTCGATCATCGCCATGGCCGGCGATAAGGTCGTCATGCCGTCCAACACTTTCATGTTCATTCATGACCCCCTGGCGGTCGTTATCGGCGACGCCGACGATATGCGCGACACGGCCGACAGTCTCGAAAAAATCGCCGGCGCGTTGCAATCGACCTACATGGTCAAGACAGGGAAGTCGGCCGACGACGTGAGAAAGTGGATGACCAACGACACTTGGTTTAGCGCCCAAGAAGCGGTCGAGGCCGGTCTCGCTGACGAGGTCACCGACGCCGTCAAGATGGCCGCCCGCGTCGACTTCGCTGATCGCTTCAAGTCCGCGCCAAAAGAAGTAATTGCCTCATTGTCTGCCAGTGTAGTGCCCGCCCCAACCAGCACGCAAGCTGCGGCGCCTGCTCCAGCGCCGCAGCCCGCGGGTGCCGAGGGAAATCGTATCGAGATCCTCGATATAGACACCGACACTCTGCGCAGCGAGGCCGCGGAGATCTCCCGCTTATGCAACGAATTCGGTCTGCCGGACATGGCCGCCGAGCTTTTCAAGAGCGGGGCCAGACTGTCCGACGTGCAAAAGCGTTTCGTTCATGCAGTGGAGATCCGCAACCGGTGCGCCGCAGCGGGGCTGCCCGAGCGAGCCGCGAAATACATTGCCGCCAATCTCGACCCCGACGAGGTCGGCAAAAATCTCCTGATGATCAAGGCCGCGCTCGATACCGCGGATATAGACAACAAGCAAAAAGACGAAACCAGCGGAGTGCCAAGAGGGTCGAAGCCGTTCGATTCACGCGCAATCTACGAGCGCTATAAACCAAAACTATAAATAGATTTTTCGGCGACTGACCATAGGAGGAAATCATGTCCAATGAAACCGAGCGAGTTTATGCCGGCCTTATTCTGTCCGAGCTGCCTGGCCATCAATCGCGCAAGAACGTCACCATTGTCGATAACCAAGTTTTGAAGATGGGCGATGTCGTCGGCAAAATCACTGCCAGCGGCAAATACGCGATCTACGCCAACGGCGCCAGCGACGGCACGCAGGCGGCCGCCGGTGTCCTGATCGGGGAAAACGTCGACGCCACCGACGGCGACAAGGCCGGTGTAATTCTGTTCCAAGGCGCCGAGGTCAACAAGGATCTATTGGGCTGGGGGGCTAACGACGCCACCGGCATCGCCAATGGAGTCACCGATCTGGAAGCGTTAGCGCCGCCTATCCTGGTTCGCGACGGAGTGTAAGCCGCGGCAATGTGAGTGAGTCACTGATCGAATTATAAAAACAGTTCCGGAGGAAAACGCTCATGCCCGACATTATCGACGCATTTCATGACAGCTTCACGATGGCGGCGCTTACCGACGCGATTAGCCACCAAGATCATTTACCGAACCAGCTGGAGAGACAGAACCTCTTCGAGTCCGAAGGCATTGCGAGCCGGACGGTTATAATCGAAGAGGACCCGGAAACGCTGGCGCTGGTCCCGACGGCGCCCTACGGCGGCGTGCCGACGCCCAACACGACCAACGCGCGCAAGGTTAGAACTTTCGTCGTGCCGCATATCCCGATGGTCGACACCATCAACGCGACCGAGCTACAGGATGTTCGGGCCTATGCGAATGGCCGCACCCCGTCAGAGATGCGGATGACGGTCGAGACAATGCGCGATCGGAAACTCCGCTCGATGCGCCGCAAACTCATGGCCACCTTGGAATGGCACAAGCTGGGTGCGCTCAAAGGTGTGATTTTGGACGCCAACGGCACGAGTGTTATTTACAATCTGTTCACCGAGTTCGCGGTTGCCCAACAGACGTTGAACATGGCGTTCAGCTCTGCGACGACCAACATCCGGCAGAAGATCAATCAGGCGATTCGCATGTCGCTAGACGCGCTCGGCGAAGACAACGCGATTATCGGTTGGCGGGCCGTGTGCGGTAATACGTTCTACGATCAATTCATTGATCATGCCAAAGTGCGCGACACGTATCAAAGCTCCAACGCAAACGTGTCTCTGCGCGATGGCTCGATGAATCCTTATCAGGCTTTCGATTTCGGCGGTGTCATTTGGGAAAACTACCGCGGCTCCGTGGGCGGCGTGAATTTTGTCACCGCAGATCAGGCCCATCTTTACCCTGTGAAGTCCGGTCTCTTTCTGCAAAAGAACGGCCCCAGCGACTACATCGACCGCGTCAATCAGATTCCAGATCCCAACGGTCTGCCAATCGAAGTCCGGTCGGAAATGCTGCCGATGGGCAAGGGTATTGTAATTGAAGCGCAGATGAACCCGCTTTGTATCTGCGCCAAGCCCAGGGCGGTGATTCTACTCGACAACGGCGCCACGTCGTAATTGAGGAGATAGGTTTCGCCGAAGGGGGGAGATCGCGGAGGCCCCAGGCTCCCCGGTGTTCCCCCTTTCTATTTTATGGAAAGCACACTCGACTATAACGGCGCCGCGGAACACGGCGTTGCCCAAGCGACCAACGGCCACGCCGGCGCCCAGGCGAATGCCGCGCCGCTAACCATCGTTGGCTGGCTATGGAAGGGCGAGCGAAATCTCTACGGACCGGAGCACGCCAACACTTGGGCGCGCATGATCCACCGCAATCTGACTATTCCGCACCGGTTTGTCGTCGTGACCGACTTCGCCGAGTCCGAGTTCAGCCGCTTGATCGAGCCGCTGCCGTTGTGGGATGACTGGCGCGACCTAGTGAATCCCACCTGGGGCCTAAACCATTACACTTGCTACGTTCGGCTGAAGGCGTTCAGCCGCGCCGCAAGGGAATTTTTTGGCCCCCGTTTCGTCAGCATCGATCTCGACTGCGTGGTGCTCGGCAACCTCGATGCCTTGTTTCAGCGCGACGACGAGTTTCTAATCTATCGCCGGCCGGTGCTCATGACGCCGTTCGATGAGCTGAATTGCTACCAGGCTTCCATGTGGATGATGGACGCGGGCGCGCGCGCGCAAGTCTGGGAAAAGTTCCGCGGCGCGAGCAGCGTTCATGATGCCCGGCAGTATCTCGGAACGGATCAAGGTTGGTTGCGCCATATTCTAGGGCCAGATGAGAAAGGCTGGGACGTCACCGACGGAGTCTATGGCTGGCCGCAGCTGCGCGACAACCACAATTACAGCGGCTCGCCGCCCAAGGGCGCGAAGATCGTTTTCTTCTACGGCAAGCAAAAGCCATGGGAGATCGCATCGATCGGCCGCCCGGTCTGCCAGCATTGTGGCCATGATGTCGTGATCAAGCCGCCATGGGAGATCACGCGCAACAAGCGCGGCGCCGATGACGCTTTTCAATGGGTGCCGAGGAATTATCGATAATGGCGATTGCGATCAAAGTCAGCACCGACCACGCTGCGCTCTCGCGCAAGTTAAAGCAGAGCGTCGCCCGCTATCCGAAGGCCGCGGTCGCCGGAATCAACCGCGCTGCCGCCGGCGCTTATACGTTATCGGTGCGCGAGGTGCAGGCCGACATCGGCGCCAGCGCGCAGAAGACCATCCGCAGAAACATCACTTTGACAAAGGCGACCGCGGACAAACCGGCAGCGAGTTTGATCGCGTTCTCGTCAAAACGCGAGCGCATTCCGATCTACGAAATGAAGCCGACGCCGCGCACGGTGACCAGGCGCCGGCCGCCTGGCGGCGTGCGTTACGGCGCCCAGCGCAAGCTGATTCCCGGGTCTTTCATCGCTGTGCTCGAAAGCGGGCATCGCGGTGTGTTTAAGCGTTTCGGTCCCAGAATCATTCTCACCAGGGGAAAATCGGCGGGTAAAAAGGGACAAAGGATCGATGAACTAGAGGGTCCATCGGTGGCGCTGGTCTTCTCGCGGAAAAAAATCACCGACAAGATCCGCGCCTATTTGAAGGAGCGCGTGCCGCAAGAGATCGCGCGCGCGTTTAAGTTCGTTACAGGGTAAGACCGGAGTTCTACAGATCCATGCCCGACACGATCCAAAATCAGATTCTCGACAACATCGACGCCGCCTTGCAGGCCGTGACATCGCTGGCCACTGTGGCCAGCGGCACTTACGAACTCTACAAGGTGCAGCGCCCCGCGGCCGGCGTGATTCCAGATGAGGAACTCACCGAGAATTTGCCAGACGATATTTACCTTGAAAGACTCCGCGTCGCCGTGCGCGTGGTCGTAGAAGAGGAATGTTTAGGCGGCCCGCGCAAAGCGCTCGGCGAGATCATCGGCGATGTGCACCGCGCCATCCTGGCCGACCACACCCGCGGCGGTCTGGCCATGGATACTGTCAAGGTCGGTATCAAATGGCTGTTCCTAGATGAGCATTACCCGCGCGCGGGTGCGGATGTGAATTTTCAGATCACTTATTCGACGGAAGAGAAAGACCCGAGTTCGATCAATTTCGACACGTAGCCAAGGAGGACACTATGCCACCAAGCCAAATTCTACCCGGTAAAGGCGCGCAACTCTACCGGAGAGATCCTAACAGTCTGCTGTATGTTGCGATCCCGCAATGCCGGATCATTCCGTCACCGTCGGCGACTCAGACAT